AGTGCACCATTCTTTTTTTCTGTTACTTGGTTCATGTTACTTGTTCCTTTTTATTGTTGTTTTATTCTCCGAGAACACCCCGAAGATTTCCGTTGGCATTTCTTTACCTGCCTCAATACGCTCACGGACTAACGCTTTCAGAGTCATGGGCTCAACCTTCATCTTTTGTGTTGGTTGAAACCCACTACTCTTTGCAAGTTCGGCATAATCAGCCGCCTTGTTATCTTCGTTGCGACCAAAGGATACGGATATCTCGTTTTTGATTATATCCCCTAGTCCATTATCACGAAGCCAGTTAAACGCCGCTTCTTTGTTTGCCTCTGTAATAGTAGCACGGTACGACGTTGAAACTTTCAGATGTGATCCATCATGAAGTTTTAATTCTGCTAAACCCATTTCAGACATCATAGTTGGTATGACCTCTCCTGAAATGTGATCTCTCTTTTTTTTCATCATCTTCAAATCGTTTTCTATATCTGCAATACGATCATCACATAACTCTAATCTTTCAACTTGATCTGCAAGAGACTGAATACCTTCAGTTTTTTTCATTGCATCTTGTTGGTCTTTTTCAAAATCAATTGTCATCTATTTCTCCTTTCTCGTATAGATTAATTTCAATAGGATAATATTTTCTTTCTTGTTTATCCCACTTTAACAAATTGTATTTGCCATTTGTAATGTCAGATACTATAGAACATGCAACACCTATAAGTGCAGGATCGCCTGTAAGTAATAAATGATCGTTTTCATTAAAATCTTTTAAACCTTGTCTTAACTTATATACAAGTGGACCAGGAGAAAAAATCATTTGCGAAAACTCTGGTAATAAAAATTTAAACTTACCGTATTTTTGTGCACCTATAATATTTATTTTAGGATTACCTGCTTGTGTTCCAGCAATATGTTGTATTACGTAAACTATTCTTTCTGACATGCTTGACAATATAACCATCCTATATTATATGTCAAGTTAGAAAGTTATGAATTATAAATTTAAATTAAAACCATATAAGCATCAATTGACTGCTTTAGAAAAGTCATGGAATAAAGAAACCTATGCATATTTTATGGAGATGGGTACAGGTAAAACAAAAGTATTGATAGATAATATGTCTATGCTTTACGATAAAGGTAAGATAGATGGTGCATTAATAATAGCACCAAAAGGTGTTGTTAAAACTTGGTACGAACAAGAGTTGCCAGCTCATTTACCAAACCATATAGAGAATGTGACTGTATTGTGGCAATCAAATATTACAAAAACACAACAAGAAAAATTAGAAACTCTATTTGAAATAGAGACAGCTTTACATATTTTAGTTATGAATGTTGAGGCTTTGTCTACAGAGAAAGGTGTAAAATTTGCAACTAAATTTTTAAATTCACATAAAACTTTAATGGCTATTGATGAGTCCACTACAATTAAAACACCTGCAGCTAAAAGAACAAAAAACATTATAGCACTTGGTCAAACAGCAAAATACAAAAGAATAATGACTGGGTCGCCTGTCACTAAAAATCCACTTGATTTGTATAGTCAATGTGAATTTCTTGATCCATACTTGTTAGATTCATCTTCTTATTATGCTTTTAGAAATAGATATGCTGTTATGAAAACTATGCATGTTAGAGGTAGATCAATACAGGTTGTTGACTATTTTCAAAACATGGCCGAGTTATCTGAAAAATTAAAAAATTTTTCTTATAGAGTTTTAAAAGAAGATTGTTTAGATTTACCACCAAAAAACTGGACTAAAAGATATATAAATTTAAGTAAAGAACAACAAAAAGTTTATGATCAAATGAAGAAGACTGCTCTTGCTACTTTAAATGGCAAAGTTACTTCTACTATGACTGTGATTACTCAGTTAATGAGATTACAACAAATAACTTGTGGCCATTTTGTTGCTGATGATGGAAGCACACAAGAAATAAAAAATAATAGAATTATAGAACTAATGGATGTGTTAAGTGAAATAGAGGGTAAAGCAATTATATGGGGCCACTGGCAAAAAGATATACAAAACATTGTAGATAAAATAGAAAAGATCCATGGTCCGGGGTCAGTGGTTAGTTATTATGGACTCACACCACAAGACGAAAGACAAGATAATATACGTAAATTTCAGTCCGACCCTAGATGCCGGTTTATGGTAGGAACGCCGTCTACGGGCGGCTATGGCATTACTTTGACGGCTGCAAACACCGTAATTTACTATTCTAACGGATATGACCTAGAGAAGCGTTTACAGTCAGAGGACCGTGCTCACCGTATAGGGCAGAAAAAAAACGTAACTTACATAGATATTATTGCAGAAGATACTGTTGATGAAAAGATAGTAAAATCATTACGTAAAAAAATTAATATTGCTTCTGAAGTGTTAGGCGAAGAATTAAGAGATTGGATCTAAACAAATAAATCTTTTGCGTTACCTATAATAGGTTTGTATTTTGTTTTACCCTCTGATCTAAATGCGTGTAAAAAACTAGCTCGTGGTGTTCCTTCTGTATAGCTGCAATGAATCCATCCGCTGTTTGGTTCACCCGGAGTATAGAACTCGAGGATGAGCTGGTCATATGGGAGCTCCCTTTTAATCCAGTCAGCAAGATCACAGTTGTCGACGCCCACAACTTCGAAGTCCGCCGCCTCCGCACGCGCGTGCTGCGAATTTAAACTGCTACCTATAGCAACACATAACTCAGGGCTGCGATAGCCCGACGTTATTTTTACTCTGCCGAAATGGTCACGCACTGGCTGTAAAATTTTTTCACACAGTGTTTTTAATTTTTCTACTTGTTCCGCACTAGGATTATTATTTATGCCCCTACGTATCGCGGTGTCGCTTTTAGTAAGTTCTGAAAGAGTGAAGTTCCGTGTAAGATTCATTGTGTCATGTCCATAAGTAGAGCGAGTATTATAGCTCCGCCTCCACCCATGATCATTCTCTCCATCCTTGTTACACGTTCTTTGATTTCTTTTATTTGTTCAAAGGTTTGCTTTTGCATTATTCTGCAAAGCTTCTCGTGATCTTCAATTTTTTGTAATGCCGATTTTTTCGCCATTATGTTGTTCTCCTCAATCTTTGTCTAATAATTTTTTCGTCAGGTGATAGTACTGCCTCTTCTGTTGATGTCAATAATGTATTTGGATCAACATTTACTGCTCTATCTGGTGCTTTTACAGCAATTGGTTCTGGCATTTGAGGTAAGTTTGGTGCACCTATTCCTGTATCAGGTAAAAGATAATCATTTAAATTTATATCAAATGTGTCATCTAAACTTAAAAATTGCATTTCTTTTTTCATCGCTTTTATTGTAGGTAAAACTAATTTATAAACATCAAAAGTTCCAAGATCTTTTGCTATCTCTTTAAACCTATCTTTAATATCAGCAGATGGAAAATATGGTTCATATTTACCTTTTCTTAAATTATTAAAAGTTAAAACAGATAATTGTCTATCTCTAAATTCTTTTCTTAGTGAGGATGTAGACGTTCCTAATATTTCCGCTGCATTAATATTTTTAAACATTTCTTTTTGAACATTAAATCTTGCTTTATTAGACTCATAAAATCTACTAATGATGTCATCAGCTTTTATTGGGCCACCTCTTAACAATCCAAAATAACCACCAGTAAATTCTCTTCGTGCGTTTCTTATTCCCGCTTGATACTCTGCAATTTTAAAACCCATAGCTCTTAATGGATCTACTTTAATTGGTCTGAATCCAGCAAGACCAGCTATTTGATCACTAAGGTCTAAAGTCTCACCAGTTTTTGTAGGTCTTTTCGTTGCTGCTAATCCAACTCTTATGTATTGTTTGTATGAAGGTAATAATGCTTCCATTAAATGTCTAAATTTAATTGCCATTCTATCACCTATAGGTGTTTGATCAGTATATAAAACTCTACCCTCTCTAGTTCTACCGCCTCTACCTGGAAGTAAAGGATATAAACTAATATCAGCCGATGCCTCAGTCCAAATAGATTCATCTATAAACGGTGCCGCTACTTCTGTTACAGCTTCTTCAACACCATCTATAAAACCTTTTAATATAGTGTCACCATCTTTTGTAGCTGATGCAATTTCATTAGCCATAGTTCTAAACGGTCTTGCAATTAAATCATAAGCATTGCTGTGACTAAAATCTATATATTTTAATTCACCTGTTTTTTCATCTCTAATAGGTATTAATGTAGAGTTTCTTGACCAATCAGGAACAAACTGACGTAACGCTTGTAATTCATCCTCAGTTACATTGTATAATGATTTTGTTCCTTCTACTAACATTGTTGGAAAAGCAGTTAAATAAAACGCCATACCTGCTGCTCTTGTTGCACCAATTCTATATAATGGGTTGTCGTTTTTAACCATTCTACCTGTAGCTTTTTCAATAACAAATGGAGCTATATTACTTCCTATTGTTTCTTTAGAGTGTCTCATTTCTTTCATCGCTTGACCACCAATATTTGTAGTTGTTCTAATCATTTCAGATGGAAACGACATAAAGTTACCAACCGGTAATAATCTTGCAGTTCTTACAACATCACCAACAAAAGCGTAATTAGGAACTGTATTTTTAACTATATCAGCTGCCTCTTGTTTTAATTCTTTTACAGATTTTTTTACTCCTGCATTTGCATATGCATCACTTCTTCTACTTAACTCTACAAAATAATTTGTAATTTTCCAAAAGTCATCTTCAGCTACATATTTGCCCTGTAAATACTCTGGTATTTTTTTAAGTTTAGATAATAAAGGATTTACAACAGCATCTAAATCTGTAATTTTATCTCCAAAATTTATATCAGATAAAAGACTTCTAAGATCTCCTATTTGCACTTGTGAGTTTACGACACCTAATTCTAATAATTCTCTGTATGCTTCTTCAAATTCTTTTGTTTTAAATCTAGTGTCTTTTAAATTACCAACTCCAGATATGCTCCAACCTTTTCTAAACGACTGTCCTAATAGTTTTGGATTTACAAAACCTTCAAATAGTATACCGTTTGCAGCAGCAAAACCTGCAGCACTAATTATATTTCTTAAGTGTGTTGGTATTGAAAATACTGTTTTAGCTAGCTGTGCTGTGGCTTTTGGAAACAATAATAAATTTCTATATAAAAAAGATGCGCCTCGTTCTGCAGCTGTTGCACCCTCTCTACCTCTAACAGCAGCAGTCATATAGCCTTCTGTAATACCATTTGCTCTTTTTAAAGCATCTGCTATTGGTTTTGTCGTATACATTGCTCCTGCAGGATTACTAAGTCTACCTGCTTTAAAGTTTGCAAGAGCAGCTAATTCATTGTCAACTTTTACTATTTTTACAACGTTGTTTGTAGCAGCTTCAGCTGCTGCTTTTGTATTCCAAAAAGCTCCTTTCTCTCCTGCTGCTTGTGCAGCGTTACTTGATTCTAACATTTCTTTAAACATAGCACTCATTCTTGCCATGCCTGACAATTCTGTTATTGCATTAAATATACCATACCTAGGGTCCGATATTTCACCCATTAAATCTCTAATAACTTTTGGTGGTGCACCAGTTCTTTCTATGATTTCATTTATAAATTTTTCACCAGGTAAATCAGTAATTGTTTTTTTAACATAATTTGGATCTGCTAAACCTCTTTTTGATTTTCTAGCTTTTAATCCATCAGATATTATTTTATCAACTATATTTTTAGCATCTTCATAATATTTAAGACTGTTTGGATCAAATGTAATATCTTTATTAGCTTCTGCAATTTGTTTTCTAAAAAAATCTATGGCATTATTCATAGATTCATCTGTAGGTTTATATCTACCTATAACTCCTAATACTGGAGTATTTTCAAATATTTTGTATGTTGATTTAGTTAAAGTTTTTATTCTATCTTGTAATATATTTTTTAATTCTTTTGAGTTTAAATTACCTGTAGATTCTATTAGTCCACCTATTTTAACTCTTGATTCATCTATTGTATCTATAATATTTTTTACAACTTTTTCATCTACACCTTTTTTTGTAAGATCTTTTATAAAAGCGTTTGTTTTTGCCGGATTAGATAATTTAGTTAAATCACCATCAAATAACAAATCATTTAATTGTTTATAAAATAATTCTTTTTCTTCAACTGTTAGTGATCTATCTAACGCTGCTTGCATTTGTGGAAATGCTTTTGATACACCTCTATCTAAATCTTTTATTAATTCTCTTGCTTTATTTAAATCTTTAGCTTTAAAACCCTCCATTACTTTTTGTGATCCAAATAAAGATTTTGTTAAATCACCCTCTGGAGTAAATGAAGATGCAATTTTTGCAATGAATCTTTCAAACCTAGAATTACTGTAAGCTAATTCTTGTCCTCTAGTTGCTAAAGCCTTTGCTCCCTTACCTACACCAGCTACAAATGGAGTTAAAAATATAGACTCACTACCAAATTTAAATCTATTCATTAACTTTCTAGAGGCATCTTCTCGACCACCTTCTAGAGCATATACATCTAGTTGTGTGGGCCCTCTATCAAACATATCACCAAAACTTCCAATCTCTTCAACGTCCGCAACAAAAGCTTCTCCTGCTGCTCCACCAACAGCACCTACACCAAATTTTGCATAACCTGCTTTTTTATTTAATTCATCAGCTATTTGTCTTTGTTTAGTTAAATTTTTAGATCCAGCGCTTACTAATTTTCCTGCTTTTTTTGCATCAAAATATCTTTGTGTTAATCGACTAGCTAATTTAAAACCTGCAGTCCCTGGCACACCTATTTGCACTAATGTTTGCACCAATCTACCCACACCGTTTTGTTCTGCAATTTCTTCAAACGGATTTAATTTATCAAAAAACATTTCTACTGATGCAGCTGTATTTGTATCTAAACCTAAATCAATTAATTCTGCACCTAGTGAGAAAGCCCCTTCAACAACTTTAATACCACCAGATACAATACCTGCTAGTCCTGATGTATACCAGGATGCTTCATTATTTTGTTCTGCTGGAATGAGCGGTTGTAATGCCATTTATTCTCCTATGCACTAGCGTCTTCTATTTCAGGAGAAAACACGTCTGTTGGAGTACTATCTTTTTCATCTTTTTCACCAAAAGTTTTTACTTCTGGTAATTTTATTTCAGCTATTGTTTTAAATTCATCAAAATAAAACTCACCGTTTATTACTGATATGTATTTGTAGTTGTCATCGTAAGGATCATATACAAATTTACCATTTAATTTATTTAATATTTTTTTACCAGCAGATGAATTTACTAAATCTGCATCTCTAACATCTATGGTTAATACACCACCATATCTTGCACCACTAACTTGATTTCTTAAATTATCAGAATCTGTTACTTCAAATTTACCGGCTCTTTCTGCAACTAAAGGTGGTAAGTCTGCTTCTATAAATGAACTAATAGAAAGATTTAAAAGATCATCGTCTGATTTCATACCTGCTATTTTTTCTCTAGATGCTATTTCTGCTTCTGATAATTCTTTTTTAAACTCTTGGCCTTTTTCTCTTTCACTTGTTATAAAAGCTCTTTCAGCTGCTGTTTTTGCTCTTTCCATTTGTCCTGCTTGTAAAATATTAAATGGATCTTTTGCAGCTGTTGCAGCTGTTTGAAATATATTACCTGTTGGTGGTGTAGATAAAAGGTTTAAACCAAAACTAGTTAAAAAACCAGGTAAAGTTCCAGGCATAAAATTACCCGTAACGTATGGATTAGTTCCTTCTTGATATTGTTTTCTTGGTTGATCTAGCCCTGATGTGATACCAGTGCCTGCTGATCCACCTATTCTAAACATTGGTCTTTTTAATACTCTGTTCATTATTTTGTTCCTTGAAAAGGTGTTGTAAATTTACCTGTTAATCCTCCATAAATACCTGCAAGTGTTGTACCAACCCCTAACGCAGTTTGTAATGGTGTAGGATTAGGTACGTTTGTAGATGAGAATTGTGCAGGGTATCCGCCCATAATTCCTGTTACCTGTCCAGCATATCTATCTAACTGTTCTTGTGGCATAAACGTTGCTTGTCTTGCTGCTTCTCTTTGTGCATCAAGAGTTGCTTGTTGTTGCGCTTGGTTCAGTGCGCCCAACTGACCTAAACGTGAAATATTTGTTCCTGCTATGCCTGCAGCTGTTTGACCTAAACCTGTTTGAAAAGCTCCTAGCTGTTGTTGTTGAGTTGCTAACGCACCTCTGTTTGCAATGTCCTGTTGCCTTGCGGCCATTGCTTGTCCGAATCCTTGTTGCAAGAGACCGGCTTGTAATAAAGCTCGTTCTCTCGCAGCCCCTGTGCCAAACTCTGCGAGTTGCACTCCCGCTCGACCACTGCCGAGCGCACCCAAAGCTGCTTGTTGGTCTCGTATCTGCTGTTCTTGTATTTGCCTATTACGATCAAATTCTGAAAGTGTTGCATCAATAACTTGTGCTTGATACGGGGACATAAATTGTTGTATTTGTGCCGTGGTCGGTGCTCCAAGTTGAACACCACCTAACGCTGTTCCAGCTGCTGTTCCAGCTGCTTGTCCTTGAGTTAAGAATGGTTGAAATGCTGCAAGTCCTGTTGTTCCTGCTTGTGTTTCTGCTATTGTTTGTGCTCTTTGTTGTAATGCATCTTGTGCAGCAACTTGTGGTGCAAGTCCTGCTAAACTTTGTTGTCTTACCGTAAATGCTTGGGCTGCTTCTTGTCTTGCTTTAAAAGCGTCTGCTGTTTCACCAGGTTGTTGTGATATACCTGCAATACCAGTTGATACTACTGGTATACCTGTTTGTTTTACTACCTGTGCTGCTAAATCTTTACCTAGATCTTCAACAAATTGTGCGGGTAATGTTCTTGTAGTTGTAACAGCCATTATAATACTTCCTCTAGTCTTTGTGATGTTTGAAACATTTTACGTGCGCCTTCTAATCCTTGCGATTCTTTTGATACGTCACCTCCGGATTCGAGGTTCTTCATCATGTTATACATAACTTCTGCCCCTTTGTCCACATCTCCATCGCCTGCATTTCTAACAGCATCTGCTGTAAATACAAACTCATTCTTTGATAATCTTGCAGGGACATCATCTGCTTTTTCCATACGTCCTATAGGCACAAAACCACCTTCAGCTCTTAAATCCATTTCTTGTCCACCCATGTCTAACAATGGCATAGTTTTTTTAGCTACTGGTTCTTTAGAACCTTCTGCTTCTTTAGTTTTGTCTCTTTCATAAAAATTTAAATATTCTTGGTGTTTGTCGTTCATAGCTGCGATATCAGGGTTTTTTTCATATAATTTAACCCACCCTTTATAGTTTGGATCTTTTGATAAATCTCCAGATCCTCCGTCTGAGAATCTTTGTATTCCATAAGGTCTTAATTGTGAAAAGTCTAAACCTTCACCTCTGTAAGTATCTTCATCATCCTCTTCATCCTCTGTTTTTGGTGTCATTAATCCTGCTAGCGCTGATGCTGCAAATATACCTGACATTGGTCCTAATTTAGATAATGGTCCTACTCTTTCAGCATAACCTGGAAATTGAGTTTTCATAAGACCTATTTTTTTAAGAGCAGACACAGGTCCGTAAGTTCCAAATAAACCTTTTGCTGCACCACCAAAACTAGCTCTACCTAATAAACCACCAAAACTAGTTCCGGGTATACCAAAACCAACAGCACCTAATATTGCAGCTTTACCTATTGGTGACTTTGCAATTTTTTTAACTGTTCTTCCAACTTTCTTAACTAGTTTACCCAGACCATACATTTGTCTTGCTGATTCAAAATCAAACTCTCCACCTACAACTGTATCTGCTATACCACCTTTATTATAAAATCTATATGCTTCTCTATTTAAAAAAGGATTACCTCCTACGTCTGCATAATAATCTTCTTCAGCGGCACCTGATCCTCCTCCACCTGCATTTGGTATTATAGGTATTATTGGTTGAGGTCCATCTCCATCTGGTTGAGGTTTTGGACCAGGATATAATTCTTCGAAACGATCTTGAGTCATACCTGAATTTAATAGTTCCTCTCTATTTTCAAGGTTGCTTCTAAGATTTCCTAATGCGGAAGCTTGCGAAGCGCTTATACCTTCTGGTGTTGTTGTGCTTAATACACTTGCAATTTCTCTAACACTGTCCACATCATATGCATCAACACTTGGTCCACCAATGCTATAAGCTGTTTCTGCTATGATGCCAGCACTTGTAGGAATTCCAAGGGGGACTTCATCTGTAGCAAAACCACTTCTATATAAATCTTTTCTAATGCTTCTATCTATAAATCCTTTTATTCTTTTTTCTCTAAAATTTAAATTATCAACTCTTGCTTTTTCTGCAGCTGCTAAACGTTGTTTTCTTTCTCTTTCTTTTTTAGCTATCGCATCTTTTTCTGCTTGTGTTCTATTTGCAATTTGTGTTCTAACTTCTTGTGCAGATCTAAAATCTCCTCCAGGTTGTTCACTTTGAAAACCGAATTGTGACCCAACTTTATCAGCATAACTTTGACCACCAATGGATTGTGCAAAAGACTCTGTAGCGGCATCTCTACCACCACCTTGAAATCCTATACGTCCTCCATCTTGTAACATCTGTTTCGCTTGTTGTGCTCTTGTTATGGCCATTTGTCTATCTTATTTTGTTTTAGGAAAAATATCAAGGCTTGGCATTATCACTCTTACATCTTTTCTTATCTCTGATTCAGGGATGCCTTTTGCTTTCCATTCTTCGTCGTTTTTATATTTTTCACCTGTTCTAAGGTTATAAATTTCTTCTATTATTTCTTTTGGTTTTAATACTTGCATTATGTTGTTACCTCTCTTGGCTGTATTTCTAATATGGAGGCTATGACGTGCAGCTCGTTCGCGTCAGCAGCTTGTACTTTTAATACCTCACTTTCCTCCATTACAAGAGGTTGAGTTAAAAGTTCTGTTGATGCCTTAGATCCTATGGCTTTGTCTTTAAACAAATTAAATATAGTTCCACTAGAATTAACTAATGTTATAGTTATGGTGCTCCCTGATCCGGCGTCCTCTGTTACTAATAGTGATTTAACAACAGCCGATTTGAAACTAGGCACTGTATACAGTGTTGTTAGATCTGTTGTAGTTAAATCTACTTTTTTATTTATAAAACTATTTGCCATTAATTTATAAAGAAGTTAAATGCTTCTACCTCATCTTTTAATTCTTCTTGAAACGTTGTGTTTAATTTTTCTACAATTGCATCAAGATCTCTAACTTGTGCTTCTGCTGTAGGCAAGTCATATTCTTTACTTGGTCTTGTTAATACTTGTACTATTTTTGCCATTATCTACGTCCATCCGGTTGTATGTCTAATCTAAAAGTTCCTAGTTTCCAACTTTGATTAGTTGTTGTGTTTTCTATTTTTAATGCAATAGCTCTTCCTCTTGCACGTGTGTCTACTTTTTGTGTTGATGAAGTTATATCAAAAGGTCCAAGTGATGAACTAGCAGCTGTATCATTTGGAAAATTTCTTAAATTTAATGTAACTCTAGTTGTGCCTGTTTGAGATATAAAGTCAGGTATAAATCTTCTTATCTTCATTATAAATTCACCGTCCCCTCTAAGATCTGCTACACCTGTTGATTGCCCTGTAATACCTCTTCTTTGACTTATGTCAAAATCTCCAGATGTAATGTTTGCAGTAATAGCTGTTGCAGCTCCACCTTTAATTTGATCGGTTCCTGTTTCGTGTTGATAGTATGTTGTTCTACCTTCAGTGTTGCCTACAACATCAAAAGATGTATCTGTAGCTGCATCATACTCTAATGCATGTGGTGATCCAAATACTGCAGAATCTTCCCACATAGTTCTAGCTAAAGTCCCATTTGTCCACACAGGTCTTTGTGGTGACGAATCAAAATAATTATACGCAACCATTCGATTTACAACAGATGATCCTGATGTTGGATAAAACCATATAACTTCACCAAACAAATTATTTAATCCTGCTGATACCATTTGATTACCAGACTCTAAATTTATATTATCGTAAACATGGTCCTCTACCAAACAAGGTAAAGATTCTAGTTTACCAGCGTATCTAAAAAAACCATTCTCAGACATCCAATAAGCAGCACCATCAACTTCTACACATGCATTCTGTCCAACAAGTCCACAGTTAGTTCCAACTTGTGCAAACGCAAACGTAAATGGTTGACCAACAAAACGTTGTGTAAATAACGCCGTATCGGTCCAAACATAAATTGCATCTCTACCACGAATTGCTCCTCTGATCTGTGATCCATCAGCCAGTCTTTGTGTACCAGCTGTATTAGTTGCTGTAGGTACATATGTGTTTATGTCTTCTTGATCCGAGAATCTTACAAACATATCATCTTGTGTAGATGTATCTCCGATGGTTGTTTCTGTTCCAAAAAATACTAAGTGTCGATCTGGTGTAGATACTAACATATGTCTTGATGCAGTTGGTGCACCTGTTATAATTGTTGCTCTTGTTTCTGTTGCTGCACTAGCTGCAGAATTCCATTCAAATACAGCACTGTCGTGTATTAAACAAATTGCTTTGTCACCAAAGTTATCTAACGACCACATACCTGGTTCAAGAACCAAGTCTCCTGATGCGGCTTCGCCCCACGCTACATAATTTGCCGTGCTGGTAACCGTATCTCCAGCACCATGAGACGCAGCTGTCGTTCCTCTTACTTCTCTTGTTACACCTGTCAATTCGTTAGACGCATTAATACCTGTATAAGATATTTCTTCTGTTCCTATTAATATAAAGTTTGTACCAGAATCTGGAAACTGTGATGGATCTGCTAATACAATACCTGTCGTAACCGAAGAGTTTATTGCATTAGATAAAGTTGTGGTAAATGCTCCAGCTTCTTCTCCACCCCAAGAACCTAATGACCAACCAAAACCTTTCGCTTGTACTGCTGGTCCTACAGGATAGTAATGTTGTACTCTAATACCTCCTGATGTTGTGGCACCAGATCCAGACTCATTTGATGGCATAGTTATTGTAAGTGTTGTTCCCGTGGGCACGGTTGTTACCATAAATTTTTTATCATCAAAATCTGCTGCTGCAAAGTTAGAATTAGTTATGCTAGAAAAATTATCTAATAATATTATATCTCCCGCTGATATGTTGTGATCTGATGAAAAAGTTAATGTAACTGTGGGAGAGCCGTTAGTCGTGCTAAATGCACTTGTTAATGTAGTTGTTGTTTTAATAGGGTGTATGTCATAAAATACTCCACCAGAAAAAGCATATAAAATTCTATTTGTGCCAATAATAGCGTATTTTCTACCTAAACTATTAACAAAATGATGAAGTCCTCGGCCTGCACCTGTTAAATTACTTTCTCCTAATTGTTTCCAACCACCTATTTTTTCAGGCGTGCCATATCTAAACCTAACATTATCGCAGTCGATCCATTGACCTTCAGCGGTTGTGGCTGTAACTTGTTTATTAATACCTGGTTGAAACCCTATTTTTTGTAGCATATAACCTCATTATATATTAAAAGGCCCAGCTTACAAATGAGTAACGAGTGCCTTTTGTAGTCTCTCTAACCTCATGTGGGTACATAAAGTTAGATGGAAATAACAGTATATCTCCCGTTTTTAACTCAATTTTCTCTCCTCTGCAATAGAATTCAGAACCCTCATAGTCTTCGTTTAGGTTGGCTACAATAGATATTAAGGGCACTCCTTTCATATTACCATCAAATATACTGTGTATATGATCGTAATGTTCTCTCATCATAGTACCTACAGGATATCTATTAAAACGTATAGGACTAAATTTAGTGAGCCATGGTGCTTGAGTCTTTTGCCCCGGTACACTATGCTTTTCTTGATATTCGTTTAATGCTTTAATTAAGTATGGTGTTAGCTTTGTTTGTTGTTCTTTAGTACAACTCATAACATCTAATTCTTTTGTAGCTTCAGAGTGATATGTACCCTCAGAATAATTATTCCATCTATGTTTTTCCCAAATTCTAGTATTACATTCTTTTATTAATGCTTCACATACTTCTTTTGGTATATGATTCTTTACGTATATATAACTTTTAATTGTGCTCATTCATCAACCTCCTTATATCTAAATGAGTTAGTGATTGTTCTGATCCAATAATATCAATACAAAATGTATTAAAAGATACGCTTATTCTTTCTTCTTCACTTTGATTTGTTGGTACGCTATGTTTTAGAGAAGAAGGGAACATTATTAATTCACCAGGTTTACATGGTAACATAAATGTTTCCGAATTGTAATTATTATATTTTATAGGATCTAATTTTATACCATCTTGCCTTTCTTTTGAAAACTGTATTGGTGGTGATTTTTCATTTATTTGAAAATACATAACCCCGGATATAATAGAATTAGGATGCACATGTTCATGATGATTAGATCCTTTTGGATTTCTATTAGCCCAACACTGTGTAATAACTAATCTTTGATCAGAGTTTAAAATACCTTTTGTATATTTTTGTACCGACTCTCCTAAAAAATTTTTAATGTTTTTAAATTCTTCCTTACGTAATAAGTATGAATCATCGGACCTATAGTTACCATTTTGTTTTTGTTCTCGATAACTAATAGTTTTTAAAAAAGCTAATTCTTTATCAATTGGTTGTTCGTATGGCACGATTAACAAAGGTATTGAAAATAATTGTAACAATTCTTCTTTCATTTTATCCAAAAATTACATTCTTTATAAGCATCTATAATACTTTTTGGTACTACATCATAAGCATCATAGTCTTTTTTATAATCACTTATAGCCCCTTCTTTTAAAGTATGCAACCCCTTTCCCATTATAGTGTCATCATAATTCATATTGTTTACTGTAAATTGTTTTATATTATTAAAATTATGTTTGTATTTTGGTATGCCTAAAAAATTATACACACCATCAATAGTTTGATCTGTATTTTTTACTAGATCGTTAAAATCTACAATATGATACATTTCTTTTGGTTGATAATTTAATAAATGTTTAACACCTATTAACTCTTTGACTAACTGACCATCTTTATTCATTATCATATGACATTTTTCTTCTCTTGTTTTTGCTGCATATTGATTAACAAAAGAAGATGGTTCTCTTTCTGACCAAGCTAAGAAAGATCCTAATACCTCTATTACGTCTCTTACTAAAATAATAATTTTTATATCTTGTTTAATTGTTTTTAAAAATTGAAGATTAATAGGAAACCCCCAAGGAGATCTATCTATAATATATTTTTTGTTCCAATCTTTATAGTAATTATTAAAAACATTTTTAATTATATTTTCTAAAGAACTATGATCTGGAAAATTTTGAAAAATATCTAATTTTTTTAAAGAATATAATTGACCTACAATATCTGCACAAATACTGTTAGCAGTTACAGCTACATCTTTGTTTTGATTCATGATAGAACCAAACAATGTGTTGCCAGCACGTGGTAATCCATGTAGGAAAAATATATCTTTCATTTATAGGATAATACTATATTTTACGAACTTTGTAAACCCCCGTGTCCGTCTGAAGAAGATCCCATATATTTATTAGCTGCAGGTAAATCTCCAAAATCTGAAGCGTTACCTGTAGTAGCTATGGTTACAAAATCCATAACATCTAGCGGATTAGTACTAGGATTTTGCCCTCCTTGTTTAATTGCTCTAGTGTTGTTACAAATTCCACTTGTTTTATACGCTGTAACAGTTAAGTCTCCAAAATCTTGTTCATTACCAGTTGATGCTATTGTAATATAACCAATTGTATTTACTTCAGTAGATGTATATCCACCCATGTTTAAACCTCTTACGCTTGAAGATGCGCCTCCTTGTCCGTATCTAGCAGCAATTAAATCTCCAAAATCTTGAGCATCACCTGTTGATGCTGTTGTAACATATTCTATAACATTTGTAGATGCAGGAGCAAGATAACCACCTCCAAAAATACTTCTTACAGGAGAATTTATTTGTCCAACATTCATAATATAGTTTGCTCCCGTTAAATCTCCAAAGTCGGTAGCATTTCCAAAAGTTGCAAAAGCAGCATAGTCTATAACATTACTCAGTGATGGCGTATATCCTCCAGCTGTTAAAAATCTTGAAGAATTACTGGCGCAAGAAACGTGTCCTCTTGTGGCAGTTAAATCTCCAAAATCAGCTGCACGACCAACTGAACTATGTTGAAATTGTTCAATCGTGTTTGTTTTGTCTGGGGCATTACCTCCAGAACTTATTGTTCTTGTAACGTTTCCAGCTCCAGCATTATTTTGAACAGCAGTAATTAAATCACCAAAATCTTGTGTAGCACCTAGTGAAGGTATATTTGTCATGTTAATTTGTGTTACAGCACTGCCTGTTGATCCTCCTAAAGTAAAACCTCTCCCCGATCCAGGCACAGAATTTACTGATGGTCTTAACTCACTAGGCAATCCTGAGTGTCCGTTTGTATAAAAATTACCACTACCAGAATTTGTGGATAAAATTCCAAATTCAGTTGCATTACCTAAAGAAGCTATATTAACTTTATCTATTTTATTGTCTATGGTTGGAGTATATCCTGCACCAAAAAATGCAGTAACCTTATTATCACAACCACTTGCATAACCAACATTTCTAGTAAGATCACCAAAATCTGTTGCGTTCCCTGTCGAGGCAATAGTTATAAATTCAATTACATTAAAATATGCAGCTGAAGGGGTATCTGTGTAGCCACCTGCTATCAACGCTCTTGTTTTACTTCCAGCAGCCGCTGCTTGTCTTTTACTTGCTGTTAAATCCCCAAAGTCTGAGTAATTTCCAAAACTAGCTAAATTAACAAAATCTATTTGGTCGTTTTGTGCTCCAGGTATTGATCCACCAAAAGTAAAACCTCTTTCATTATTACTGGTTCCACATAATCTGTATCGAGCACCGGCAATATCTCCTCCAAAATCTATTCCATTTCCTTGAGATGCAATATTTACATATTCTATATTAGCTGTTCTACCACCTAATTTATAAGCTCTTATACTATTTCCTGCACCTGCACCACCTGATGTTGTGCTAACTTGTGTGTCACCAAAGTCGGTAAAATTACCTGTGGTTGCCATTTCATTAAAATCAATTGTGTTTACAATCGTTGGAGTTCTGCCACCATACATAATACCTCTTGTATTATTTGAAGTATTACCTCTGGTAATTTCTCCTCTTGCTTGAGTTAGATCTCCATAGTCTGCTGCAGTTCCACCCGCAGCAAGATTAACTTGTTCAACTGTATTTACAATTGTTGGAGTATAACCAAGAGCATAAATTCCTCTTGTAGCATCTCTGTAATTTACATTAGCTTGAGATAACTGATTTATATTTTTTAGTTTCCAAACTTTTCCTGAATTAGCCATAATTATATTCCTCCATGTGCATCGGACACTGTGCAATCATAAGCCCAATTTCGTGATAAGTCACCAAAATCTTGTGAGTTACCTGTTGATGCAATGGTTATAAATTGAATTACGTTTTGAACTGAAGGTGCATAACCACCAGTAAACACTCCTCTAATTTTATTAGATGTGCCTCCCATACCTGAACTATTTGCAAGTAAGTCACCAAAGTCTTGAGCGTTTCCTGTTGATGCTATTGTTACATAATCTATTACGTTTGTATAAGGTGTGTATCCTCCACCAAAAACAGCTCTTGTAGGACTAGAGCATCCAGCTGGTGCTGCTCTTGCTACACTTAGATCTCCAAAATCCGTTGCATCGCTGGCAGAGGCAAAAGTAATATAATCTATAACGTTAAATGTTCCTGGTGTTCCTCCTGCTACAAGTCCTCTTGTATCACTACCTGTAGCTCCCGCTGTTCTTCTAGCTTGAGTTAAATTTCCAAAATCAGAAAAATTTCCCATAGTGGCAATTGTAGCAAATTGTATAACATCTGTAGGGTTTGCACTTGGAGCTGTTCCTCCTGCATTTACGCCTCTAGTGCCATTTGATATACCAATATTTAATCTTGTGGCTACATCTAAATTTCCAAAATCACAACAATTACCTAATGTATGTATTTCGGTAGCATCAACTTGATCACTAGCGGCAGGTGCTGATATCTCACCACCCATCATTAACGCTCTTGTTCCACTAGAACAAGCTGCTCCTTGATCTCTACCTGTTATTAAATCTCCAAAAAAAGTTCCGTTTCCTAATGTATTAATATTAAAAGTATCCATGCCTGTAGTTTTTGGACTGCTACCACCCATAAGTAAAGCTCTTCCTGATCCAATTGGCGGAGGTCTTGTGCCTAAATAACCATCACATAAACCACCATGTGAATCAGAAACCTGAGCAGTTTTAGAACCTCTGACTGCTGTCATATCTCCAAAATCTGTAAACGTTCCACCTGTTGTAATTATACCAAAATCAATTGTGTTAACAGCACTACCACTAGTATTTTGACCACCCATCATAACAGCCCTAACACTGTTTCCTGTGCCGCCAGTGCCTATTCTTGTTACACTTAAATCTCCATAATTAGCTGCGTTACCTTGTGTAGCAATTGTAATAAAATCAACTACTCCTGTTTGAGTTCCAGGTGAATCATAAGCACCCATAGTAATACCCCTTGTTGAAGAAGAAGTAGATGCTTGAGTTGTTCTAGTTGAAACACAGTCACCAAAATCTGTAGCATTACCTGTTGTTGAAATTTCTACAAAGTCTATTGTGTTTACTTCACTAGGTGTTCCACCTCCTGCAAAACAAGCTCTTGTAGGTGAAGCCAATCCTGCAAGTTGCATTCGTGCTTGTGTAAGATCTCCAAAATCTGTAGCGTTACCTACTGACGCCATTGTAACATACTGAATAACATTTGACATTGATGGTGTTCTACCACCCGCAGTTAAACCTCTTATAGAGTTAGAAGTTCCTGCAGCTAAATCAACACTCGTTGCAAGATCTCCAAAGTCTGCAGCGTTACCTCTAGCTGCAATAGTAACATATTCTATTCCGTTTTGACTACCTGCTGGAGTGCCTCCAGTAAACATTCCTCTTACAAAAGAACTATAACCATTTCTCCCTGCATTGGCAACAGCACAATCTCCAAAATCTACTGCGTTACCCGCAGACGATATAGTTATTTCATCAATTTGTGTTATGTCTGATGGTGAACCACCACCTTGTGATAAACCTCTAGATGCATGATTAGGCCAATACCCTCCCACAACCGCATCGTAAATTTCTTGCAGTTTCCAAACGCCTTTAGCGTTATCGAGTTGCGGGTAGTTAGCCATTTACTAACCTACTTTTTTAGACCAGATATATGTGGCTGCTTGTGCTTGATCAAACGGTACAGTTTCATCTGGGTTACCAGCTTCAGTTGGTTCAGTCCAATCAGATGTATAACTATCTAAATAAGTTTTTACAGCTGCTTCATCTGCTAACTCTCCAAGTCCAGTTTCATCTGAACCATCAACCGTTGCACCAATCATAACTTCATCGGATGTTGGATAGTATCCGCCATCTTCAATCCATGAAGGAATTGTAGTGCCACCGTCTAATTTATATTTGACTATCTTGTTTGCCATTTGGTTTCTCCTTGTTATCTAACAGTTTAGTATTGAGCGACTCTTCATCGTACAGCTTAAATCCTCTACGCTCTGCAAATTTCTCTGCATCTCCTGAAAATTTATCAGCGCACGCTTCTAACCATTGCATGGTCATTTCGTGAGTTGGCGCTTTGCCTTGACCCATCATATCATTTTCCATTTTAAGATATGCATAGATTTCAGCTTGTGCCTGAGCACTGTTTATACCCATATCAAAGAGATAAATCAAGTTTCCTTCGTCAATGACTCCACCTCTTGCACGAGCAGCATTTAGAGCCTGTTTCATACACGTCATAACGTGATATCTGGACTCTTCCTTTTCATACTCTTCTTCAGTGATATCATCTTTACCCAGTTTCTTCAATATGCTTTTATACTGATTAGTAAAGAAGTTCATCTTTCTAATGGCCCCAGACACTGAATTTTGTATGTTAGCCATGTTTACCTTAACCTCTAAAATCTCTGTTTCTAACAATTCTCTTTCTAACTCATCTTTGTAATCTCCATCTTCAAGTCTTTTTTCTTTTTGACGAAGCTCAATATCTTTTTTCATCATTTTAAGTTGAGCTTCTTCTAAAGCCATTCTAGTTTTATCTAGTTCAGCTAATGTGTGTTTGACTGATCTAATAGGTGTAATTGCTGTAACATCTAACATGACACCCATAAACTGTGAGTGTGATTTATAGAAGTTTGAGCTTGATTGTTTGATTGCAGGTAAATTGGTATTAATATTGGTTAACATTTGTTTATACTCTTTTTTAACCAGTGGTGAGTTTGATAGTTTTTGTATAACTAGATCTTTAGATGACATATTTTTCTCCTTTATAATTTAGCATGTATATGATCATGTTGTGGTTTTTATACTATATAATATTATTAAAGTCCACCATGTCCGTTTGAAGAGGCAGCCATATATCCAGAAGCAGTATCAAGATCTCCAAAATCCTGAGCATTTCCTGTAGACGCTATTGTAATATAATCAATAACATTAGAAACTGAAGGTGTTACACCTCCAACAAATAATCCTCTAGTTCCATTAGATGAATCTCCTCTACCAGCACCCGCTCTTGCAGCACTCAAATCTCCAAAATCCGTAGCATTACTTGTCGAAGCTATGGTTATATATTCCATAGTGTTTACTATAGAAGGTTCTTCTCCCCCTGCAAATACACCTCTTGTTCCGTTACTTACACCTGCAGAAGCTTTTCTAGCGGCACTTAAATCTCCAAAATCTGTATAATTACTAGTAGAACCTATTGTAGCATAGTCTATAACATTTGTGTTTGAAGGTGTAGAACCTCCTGCACGAATCGCTCTTGTTGAACTTGCTGCACCTCCCCCTGCACAAACTGTTTCAGTTAAATTTCCAAAATCTGTTGCGTTACCAACTGAAGCAATGGTTACATAATCGACTGTGTCGCTTCTTGATGGAGTACATCCCCCTTGAAATAGCCCTCTAGTTGAATTAGAAGCTGGAGTTAAACCAAATTCACTTCTAGTTAAATTACCAAAATCAGCTGAGTTTCCTTTTGTAGAAAATTCTACATAATCTATTTGATTTAAAGCAGGGCTCAATTCATAACCAGCTATGACTGATCTAGTAGCACTTGATAATGAAACTACTCCTCCTGCTCTTGATAACGTTCCAAAATCTTGTGAATTACCTAATGTTGATATTTGTACAAAATCAACTCTATCCATATTTGAAGGAGAGGTTCCTCCAGCAATAACAGAAATATCTCCCGATAAAGGTCTACCTGTTGGTGAATAAAGTTCCGGGGCTCTTGGATTAAATTCTTGTAAGCCACCATGATTGTTTGCATTACCACTACTTTGAGAGCAAGAAGTACAATCTCCAAAATCTGTAGCATTACCAGCATGTGCAATTGTAATAAATTCAATAACCGCTGTTCCAGGATTACCACCTGCAAATACTCCTCTTACTTTACTACTCATTCCGTTTGGATGTTGATTTTCAGCTGTAAAATCTCCAAAATCTGTAGCATTGCTTTTACTTCCTATTTCAACAGAATTTATTACATTACCAACAGGAGATATACCACCTGCAAATATACCTCTTGTAGAAGAACACGCTCCTCCTGGTTGACTTGTTGCAACAGTTAAATCTCCAAAATCAACAGCATTAGCTTTAGTAGAAAATTCTACAAAATCAATTTGATTAGAATTTGCAGGAGAAGTATTAAACCCTGCAAATAATCCTCTAGTTTCAGAATTTACCTGTGAGTTTTGAAGTCCTGCTTGAGATGCAGTTAAATCTCCAAAATCTATTGCGTTACCTAAAGTAGCGTAAGTTATAAAATCAATAACATTTGTATTAGGAACACCTCCTCCTACTAAACCTACTATTCTATTTCCTGCAGAACCCAATAATCTTCTTGCAACAGTTAAATCTCCAAAATCTGCATAATTACCTTGATTAACAAAATGAATATAATCTATGGTATTATTTACACCTGGATTAGCACCACCTAAAAAAACACTTCTAATAAAACTTCCTAGACCAGCATTCATGTTTCTTCCAACAGTTAAATCTCCAAAGTCAGTTGAATTACCTGTGGTTTCTACAGTTATTTGTTCAACTGCATTAGAATTACTTGATCCAATATTAAATAATCCTCTAGTAGAACCTTGAGGATAAGTTCCCTCTCCTTTTATATTTTTGGTAATATCATTGATCTTCCAAATCCCTCGGGCTTGGTCTCGTCTAGGATAACTACTTGCCATAGTTTAATCCTCCTAATCTGCCAGTGCTTCGTATGAAAATGCGAATTCGATTGTAGAGGCTGCAGAAGCTCCACCTCTAATAAGATCAGTTTCTTCTAAATAAAAAGAATTAGTTTTATCTATAATATCTACAGATGAGTTAGCAGGAACAGTTAATTCATTACAAATTTTTTTGTGTGTTCCACCTTTTTCAATATCTGCTGTTACTGTTGCATCATTGTCAGTTACGTTTGTAACTCTAAATACATTTATTTTATAAACATGTTCTGATTCACCAGTTAATAAAGTTGTGGTTAAAGTTGTTCCTAAATCACCAACTACTGTTTCTGCATGAATTGTTGCTACGTTTACTATATTAGGTATTGTCATAATTTACTCCTTTTATCCGAAAACTAATGCCATTGCAATGGCTTTTCCTGTTGATATACCACTAACTTCTGCAAAAGACAATTGTCCTACAGCCGTTGTACCAGATCCTGTAATACTGTCTACTTTTAAAAAAGTGCCTGCAGTCACATTTCCTGTAGGAAATTTAAGTTCATAAGACTGAGAAGCGCTATGTGCAGGTGAAGTAAGTTTTATACCATGAGAGTTTTGTTCACAGTTAAGTTGAATTGACCCTGGGTTATCAGCACCCATAGCTTCAATGACACCAGTTCCTTTTGGTCTTAAACGTAAATTAAGATTTGAATCATCTCCAACTGCACCGATTTGTGCACCAGAACCAGTTGCAGCATTTGTAATATCAATATGATTAACTGCAGAACTTGTTGTTTCAAAAATTAATTGTTCTGCCCCATTTTCATCTCTGATACCATGAGCATCATCAAAATCTATCATGAAAGAGTTTGTATCTAAATTACCGCCTAATTGTGGTGATGTATCATCGACAACATCTCCGCCAAATGCTTGAAGTGTTATGTTTGGATTAGAAGCCTCACCTTGAGCAAGCGCTAAAACAACTTTTCCATTAGGAACTGTTGCACTTGTTCCTGTGCCACTAGCGTATTTAAATACTACGTTTTGTGATCCTGAAGTTGAATTTTTTAATATGTAAAAATTTTGTACGTCAGTTGGAATTGTAACATTTCTTGAAGCTGTAAGAGATCCTGTAAATTCTATAACTCTATGTGCAAGAGTTGCACCAGTAGATCCATCATTAACTGACAATGTTGTGTCAGCACCATCAGTTACAGCTTGTTGTGTAAAACCACCAGCTATTTGCTCAATGATTTGTAAATTAGTATTAGTTTTTGTTCCCCATGTACCGGCATTTTCACCAGTTGCTTGAAGTTCTACACCTAATGGTGTGTATGTTGATGCCATATTTTTCTCCTATGCTGCTACATCAGTATAACTGTTATTTGATCCTGTTGCAACATTTGAATAACTTCCGTTTGATCCTGTCGCTATATCAGAATAACTGTTATTTTGTCCAGTGTCAATATCTCCATATGCAAAAATATTAACGCTTCCTACACTAAATGATGCAGATAGCCCTGTCAATCCTACCTGCATATCCACAACAGATATTGAACCTACACTAGCGCTAAACGATTGTCCTGTTAATCCTAAACCTTCTTCTACTGTTAAAGAGCCAACACTAGAAGTCATACTTAAACTTGATGGTTGAGCTATAGCACTACCTAACCCAATAATAGTTCCTTGACTGAATGTAGCTTCTAATCCCGATGGTTGAACTGTATCATTTGGTATTATTAAAGATCCAACGCTAGCTGTAAACTCTATTCCTGTTAACTGTGCTTCTTGTGAAGAAATACCCTGCGCAGTCCCTTGTTCAGATGTAATTTCTAAACCAGATAAAATAGCTGTTTCGTTTGGTGCTTTTGCAGTTCCTTGACTTAAAGTTAAATCTTGACCAGTTAATCCAATGGTCATGTCATTAACTGTAACGGATCCAATAGCAAAAGTTGATGATAAGCCACTCAAACCAACTTGCATATCAACCACGGATACTGAACCAATAGAAGATGTAATAGATAATGTATCGTCTATAACAACAGGAACAAAAGCTTCTCCTTGAGAAGATGTAATTTCTTGACCTGTTAATGAAAGAACAACATCAGGAACATCTACAGATCCAATAGAAGATGTAATTGATAAACCAGTTGGAAATATTGTTTGATCTTTAAGTTCACCCCACTCACCATCGTTCCAAGCTTGTGCACCCCAACCTGTTTTAAGAGTTGTGCTTTCGCTCCAATACGCTTGGCCCCAGGTAAACCTGCCCCATCCTGAAGTAGTCGACATGGTCGACCTCCTATGCTAGTCTGATTATTGCTGCTGTCGCGTCGTTTGTAGGAAACTCAATTTTAAAAGTTCCATTACTTGCAGTCTTGTCACCACCAAAAGCTATAACTGCAACAGCGTCCGTTGTTGACGAACCACCAGCTGTTGTGGTGTTATAAATTAAAGCTCCGTTTGCTGTGAAAGATGCAGATGTATATGTTACGTCACCAAAATCTGTAAATGCAGTTGTACTTGTTAAACCAACTCCAGTGTTAGTTAAAGTTGCACCACCCGCAGTATAAGCAGTACCTGATGTGTTTGTAATTTCATTTGAAGTTGAATAGTCAGTAGTAGATGCACCTAAAGACGCAGAGCTAGTAAATAAAGCTAATTTAAAAGTGTGTCCACCAGATGAACTAAAATTGTGTTTACCTTGTAAAAGTTCTTGTTTAAAACTTGAACATATTGCTGATGTTATTGCCATAATTTATCTCCTATGGGTTTACTGACCTTACCGGTATTCGAACAGTGCCGTCTGTATAGTCATCTCTTCGTCTTCTACCGACTTGCTCGTTAGCAAACTTCTGTACCTCTTGTTTATATTTATTTTCGTAAAGTGTCAACATATCTATTGGACCTTTTAAAAAGCCATAAGCCTCTGAAAGACAACAATATAATAGCCCATTTGGAAAATTAAGACTAATATAATTAGTATCATTATTTTCTAAAAGATCAGGTGCTTTGTTAAAATGTATTCTAGCTAGATAATTTGTGTTCGGTGTAGGAGAAAAAAATATACGACCAGATGTAGTATCAGACTCCCCAGTTGCTCCGCCAAACATAGCATAATATTTTGGTTTACCTTGTGCTGCGGCTGTTCCTGTTACATCTTGATATTCTTGTAAATAACTTAAATCTTTTTTTTCTAAAAAAGTATTTGGACCCGTTAAAACAGAACTAGAATCATAAACTTGAATAGCTCTTACAAATACACAACCAGCAGGGGCATTGATAGTTTCTTGACCTGGAACTAAATTTATAGATTGTTGTTTTCTGTCAGCGTCAATAGGAACTTCTCTAAATATTCTATACTGTGCATTTAAAATTATATTTTCTAAAACAGCGTCTGTTAAAACATTTGAGTCTGTTTCAGTATAACTTCTAATTTGAGTTTTTAATCCTGATGCACTTAATCCTGCCATTATGCTATCCCTGCTACCTCTCTACAAATAGAACAACTTTTTTTGTATCTATTATGTGTTCCACATTTTACTGCTTTACCATCAACATCCGTGTATAACGGAACTTCTGGTTCTTTTGGATAAAGCATTTCTTCATGTGGATCCATGTCTTCTGGACACTCGCATTGTTTAACACCAATTATTTTACAAAATAAATTTTTAATCCATTTAATCATGCTGTTACTGTTACCGGTCCTGCTGATGCAAAACCGCCTCCTCCTGTTTCAGTTATACTAGATGTTGTACCTGTTGCAAAGGTATAATTATCATCATCTACTTTAGTAATTGTATATCCTGCAGCTAAATTTATTGTTGCTGCTGCAACTCCACCAACAACCTCTGCGTTTCTAAATCTTACTGTATCAGATGTTGATCTACCGTGATTTGGTTCATTAACTGATATTGTTGCAGATCCATTTGTTGTTGTAAAAGCATTTAAAGGTAAAATATTAGGGACAGCTGTTTCTGTTCTATCCGGTCTTACATTACGTAAAGAAATAGAATCACCATTCATTGGTTTTGGTTCTAATTGTGGTTGCTTTGGCTCAAACTCCGACACATGCACAAATGATCCGTTCCATTCTCTAACCATTTCTTTATATGGAAACTCCATACCAGATCTATCTGATATTGCTTTTGCGTATTTTCCTGTTGCGTACTTTGCCATTATGATCCTGGGTAATATGCTTTAGGAGTAATGTGTGTGCTAGATGCAGAACCATCCTCTGCTAAAGCTCTTGCAAACTCATCTTCATAAGCAAGTTTTGTTGTTTGAACCATTTGTGGCATATATTTCATTGATAAATAATATGCTAATCCAGACACCATACAAGGAACAAATCTAAATGGTACGTCTGTTGCATTTGTATAATCTCCTACATCTTGAATTCTTTTAATATAATAAAAATGCATATCTTTAGATGCATTTGTTGAGTCTGGTGTTGGATAGATATGTATTCTAACTTTATCAATAAATCTCTCTACCCAATATTGGTTAGGTGTGCCTTTTGATAATTTATTTGAGAATCCTGCATATGTAGATCTATCTACTTTTGTCATCGGACTATCTGATTGTGTTGTCTGAGTTCTGTTGGATCTTAATTGCGCCTCAAGGACATCGGACATTCCAAATACATTTGCTGGCGTAGATACGGCACTTGTGCCATCATCACTAGATCTAAAAAAATCATAGTCCGACTGACCTTCAATTAGATCCATATTAAGTTCATCTACTTCCCAATAGTGAATTCCTCTATTGCCCCATTCTTGAAACAATATGTTTAATGTTCTTCTCGCGTTTTTTAGTTGATAACCTGCAACATTTTGTTGACCAATACGTTCAAAAGCTTCTTCTATTATTTCATCAATAGCAAAAGTTTTATCAAATGTTGCTGTTCCCGAGGTAGTATTCGCCATCTAACCTCCTATCCATCAAAGAATGTCGTAACACTCACTGCTGTTCCTGCTGGAATGTCTATATAAGCTCCCGCATCAAATAATACTCCATCATCTGGGATATAAGGATCGATATAATCTTTTGTAGTTGTTGCAACTTGAAAAGAAAATAAAGAAGTTCCTGATATAGGTGATGTATTAAAATAAGATATATTTCCTACAGTTCCACCAGTTGTAATATGCATACCTCTAACTCTTGTTCTACCAGCAGTTAATACAGCTTGTCCACCTGTAGTTCCTGCAGCGTTTCCAACTGAAGTATTTGTTCCAACTGTGCCACTAGCAGCTATTTGAGTAACTGTGTTAAAAAATTTACTACCTGTTACTGTAGTTGCATTTGGTCCAGTTATTGCTTCAGATAAATCATTACCCGCAATGTCTGTTCCAGTTACAGTAAAAGTAACTCCACTCATATCTGCTCCGCAAGTTATAGTCAGTAAACATGCTTGGTCTGTTTGATGAAACGCACCTGTCCCAGCTGCTGCAGCTAAACTTAAATTTGCAGCTCCACTTGTAGTTTGTAGTGCAGCTACTGATGCTGTTGCAGCAGATAAACTGTTTAAGAATGTTTTACTCTTTACGTCTGTTGACATTTGTTTCTCCTAAAAGTTTGTGTGGGCCGAAGCCCACACTATTACTTATTAAAGTTCAGTGTTAGCTGTTCTCTCTTTTCCTGCTGAAATGTAATCCATAGTCATTACTTTCGCAGCAGCTGCACCGTTTTGAATTCCAAATGAAACAGCCAGATCTTCGTCATCTGGAGCATTTGTATTTACACCGGAACCAACTTTTACGTTATCTTTGTAGACATGAAACTTTCTGTCTTTTGGATCATAGTAAAATCCTAAAGTCATAAAAGTATCATCAGCTGCAGTTCCGCAAGAAATAGTTGTTTCTGTACTGTTTTTTTCTATGACTAATTCCATAGAAGTAGAACCATCAGCTTTTCTAAAAAAGATACCATCAGTTGTACCATCAATAAACGCTGTGTCAGTGATGATTAAACCAACCGCAAAGTCAGATTGAGTTGCGTCATTTACTTTAAATCTAGTTTTAAAGTATAGACCTTTTGCAGCTTCGTATTTGAAAGATTCAATTACTCCGCCTGAACCGCCAGCCCATTGAAACTCATCAGAATCATCGTCTGCCGCATCGTTTGTTACAACTAATAAACCGCCGTCCCCATCTCCTAAAGCTTCTGTCGCGTCTCCGCCACCAGCTTCAGTTGTAGTGATAACCCAGTCACTAGCTGTGTATTTGTCGAAGTCCTCATGATAAACGTGGTACTTAATTGGATCTGGTTGTTTTAGTTTTTCACCAGTTCCTCCTGTCACTACGTTTGTGACTCCTGAAGTAAAGTGTGTTGTCATAATATCAGCGCCTCCTATACGCCAGTTATTTTTTGATAACCAATTTATTTAATAAATATATATACTAGTTTT